TGATTTCTTCCTCTGCTTCAGCTTTCAAGCCTCTCGCAATGAATGCCTTAGCTTTATTCTGCGAGAATCCCACATCACGTAAGGCTTTCTCGATGGTGCGTTTGTCTGGTTCATGGTTATCTTCAAGGTTAAATTGGTCGGGTAGATTGGCAAATATGGATAAATTGAAATCAGCCTTTACTGACTTGCCGTCAACTATCATATCCACAAAGCCCTTTTCTTTTGCCTCCTTTGCCGACATCCAAGTAGTATCTTTCATCATTTGTACAATTTCTTTTTTGGCTAACTTAGTTTTCTTTTGGTAAGCATCAGTAATAGTTACATCTACCTTTTCCAATAAGTCAGCGGTATCACGAAGTTCGTATTGATTGCCCCAAGCGAAAGTAGAACTATTGTGGATCATAAACATAGTGTTATCATATGCTTGAACCTTCTTGCCTGCCATAGCGATTACTGAAGCCATTGAAGCCGCCAACCCTTCGATACGGGTGGTAACAATACCTTTATGGGAAGTAAAGGCATTATATATCGCAGCCCCATCGAACACATCCCCACCTGGCGAATTGATACGAACCGTCACATCTCCCATATCTGACAATGCTTGAATTAAGTCACGGGGATCATTATAGGGCCAACCTATATAGTCAAATAGCAATATCTCCGCACTGGTATCTTCAGAAGCGGCTATCACCTTGAACCATTCAGGCTTATCGAGAGGTTTATTGTATATAGCTGCTATTGCTTGTGCATTGGCTTGGGTTCTGTATGCGTATCTCATGGTTACTTGCCTCCGTTGGAAGAATTATTAGTATCATCATCTTCCGAATCACTGGATTTATTAGGGAAATTATCGCTTTCTTTAATAGTGGATGTCCTGCTTCTATATTCATCCCCACCATCATAGGGGTTCATGTCCTCCTTCTCACGGCAGTCGTTTGGCGATAACATCTCGCAATTAATGCCAAGTTGGTAGCCTTCCATCCTTGTCTTGAAGTCGCCGCGAAGCAAAGCATCTACGTTGAATTTGGCGTAATATTTCTTACGTTCAGCGGGAGTTAGTAAGTCGCGCCGGATAACACCTTCGTAACTCCTACAATCAGGAGTTACACCAATGATAGAATAGTTAAGAAAGAACTGTTCCGCACTGGCGTAGGTCGGCGTTTTGTCCCCAGATTGAATCAACATAAGCGGCACGCGAAAAAGCCCGCATATTTGAGCTTCACCCATTTTCATCTGTTCGATATATTGGGCATCTACAAGCTTAATGGTAGGAAAATCAATCTTCATGCCATCGTCTACTAACATCATGTCCTGAGCATTGTTCAAGCCAGCGTATTTAATCTTATAAGCTGCAAGCATATTGGCATGATCTTGAGGTGAAAGACGCAGAGGGTGAGTTAATATTGCTCCAGGATGCAACCCTTTTCCAAAATAATTTGATAAAAACCTTGAACTTGCAGCCCCTAACCCTATCGTTTCCCGTGCATATTCAATCGGGTTAACACCATTAATACCATCAAGAGTTAGACCGCGAAAATGAACAATCTTGGATTGTGGGAACTCTTTTGTTTCCCCATTGCCCAACCTAATCTGGTACGTTAATGAATAATCTGAATTTTGATATATTTTAACAATTTTGTTTGGTTGAATAGGAATGATTTCCAGAACCAACCTGTCTTCCAATCCTAATTTATAACATAGCATCTGGCCGTGCAAGCAAATGTGGGCCTCTACCATTCCCCAAAATTCAGATGCAGTCTGCCATGAGTTAGGCTGGTCATGGAGCTTGGAATAAAGGTAGAAATCCTCAGCCTTGTTCCGCATCTTACCATCTCGTTCCATTACATGACAAGGAAGTTGAGATATGGTAGCTACACGAACACGAACGCAATTCTGAACAGTGATGAGTCGCATAGCGGTATCAGAACTTACTGGCATCCCTGCTGCGGAAAGGAAATCGCCACCGTAGTAACTACCTCCCGGATAGTATGAGCGGTCGTCAAGTGGCCCGTAATTGGTCATTGCCTTGGGACGAGGAAGGCGATCCATAAACGACATCAGCGTTTACCTCCCATCAACCAGCCTATAGCCATTAGGATAACCCCACAAACGCTGAACGATACCCAAGGTAGATATAAAAAAAGCCCGTAAAATAACAGGCCAAGTCCACCGAAGAATAGTACAATGCGGACATCGAAGGTATCCCACATGGTAAAAACAGCAAAACTCAGGAACGAAACCAACCTCCCTGTCATAAAACCTATTGAACTTATTGCTGATTTCATAGCCATTTAGACCATTATCCGTAACCTTAATCACATTAAGTAAAAAATAAAACTCTTTTGAAGAAATTGTGACACAAAAACGTAGCATTGTTTTTAACAGGTTAGAAAAAAAATTAGGTAAGCGTTGTATGTGACTGTAATTCTTCAATAACTTGTCGTGAGATTCTAAGCGTCTTGCCGGGGAGCTTAATTGCTTCCAATTTACCAACCTTTATCCAGTAGTAGACAGTTGGAAGTGATACTGATAATAATTCAGCTACCCGTGCTGGCCGGAGTAGGGATTTTGATGGTATTTCGGTCATTTGTTCCTCCAGATAATTATTAAATACTCTGTAACATTTCTTCAATTGTTTTGCCTGAGTGTCGTGACTTCTGACGCTTCGCTTCAGGATTCATTCCAAGAATAGCAACACAATTCAGAGCAGCCATCACTGGGTCAATCTTGCCCGTACCACTTGCTTGCTTGGTGATAGATATAGCATTCCCACGTGGTTCTACTCTCGCATTCCCTACACACCATGCCATTAGTTTTTGGTTCCCGTGGATGATACTTTTACCCGCTACCTTAACTTCCATAGTCTTAATAGCACCGTTGAGCCGCCAACCTTGGGGAATGCCTACTATCCTATCATGTTCTATTTTGCCATTACCTCGTTCATCACCTGCTTCTAATTCATCGGCAATAAGTCCGATGCCAGATGGGTCAACTCCTATTCGATCAAGCAACCCCGACGCTTCAACCTTTCTAACAATATCGCCGACTTCCTTTATGCCTTCTTCCGTCATGTCCATTATGGACAAATCGCCATCCTTTTCAAAGTCACGATATTTAGGTGCCTCAGATTTTCTACGTTCCAATGCTATATTATGGCACCAGGCATGAACCCATAAGAGCCAGTTACCATTGCCTGATTCTCTACCTAATACTGCCAATCCAAGTAAATCGTCCAAGCCACCACCGTCGATTCCGATCTCAATAACTTCACACTTCTCAAGGATAGAGTCTAAAGTTACATCCCCACCAGCATCTTCCCAGAAATCAGCGCCCGCCCATCGTGCAGATTTGAGCGATAATCCCATTTCGACATTGAGATGCTTGGCAAGGAATCCTTGCATGGAACCTTCACCGGCCTCTTGTGCCTTAGAAAATTCCCGTTCCAAGAACTTCACATCAACGGATGCGTTTAGATTTGGATTAGTAATAAACCAATATTTTTGGTCTAAGTATTTCTTTTCTTTCAGGAAGGATTCTGGGTACTCGTATAAGACAGGGAGAAAACTATTATCATTTATCTTACCATCCCTAACACCACGAGCATAATCCAATTTCTGTTTAAAGATACCAGCAGGGGCTTCATCAGATTGAGTAGTCAGCCAGATTACAAAACCTTCAGGACGGGAGGCTAACCCACCACAAGCCTCACGCAACATATTCTCGGCGTTAGGACGCTTACCAAACAACCAGCATTCATCTAATAGTATTCCCGTAGCCTTTTTGCCACCCACAGTCTCGTTATCCGCAGCCACTACCTTGAGCGTAGCACTATTGCCACGATGCTTAATTTGCCGAAGATGTTCTTGAATCTGCATCAAATCGGAAAGTTCTTCATCTGCCTTAATCATGTCTCGTGCAGGTAGAAAACTATTGTTCGCAATCTCTACGGTGGGTGCAAGTATAAGAAATTCCGCAGAATCACGCCAATTTCGGATTAAGCAGACTAACATCAAAGCAGCGGCGAGAGAGCTTTTAGAGTTCTTTTTACTCACCGATAGGAAAAATTCCGAAATCAACCGCCTACCGGAATCGGCATCCAACGCACCGAATACTGAACTTACAAAATCGAATATCCACGGCCTTCCCGCTTCTGCCAATGTGGGACGGTTCAAGACATCAACAAGCCTCAATGCCTTGAATACAGCAAGCCCATCTTCGGCCTCTTGTGGAAACAACGGTGGGGGGATAAGCGATTCACCATTAAGAATCCGCTTTTCCCAATCCAAGCATGAAGTTGAATAATCCATTTACTTAACCATTGTTAGTGGAGCACGTCCCGAAGAGAATTTCCCTTGCCCAACGCTTTTGGCCTTGTCATCTTTAATTTCTTTCTTACCTTTAGTATCAGTAGTAGAACGGAACACTACCTCCGCTGCCCGAATCCTTAATGAGATGTCCACCATCGGATTGTTCCATACACTTTTTAGGAATTCATCCGCACCAAGGTTTTCTGGTTCGGCCT